TTTGCAAGACTTACTCCTGCTCTTAATTCTGCTAATTCTTCGTTCTGATCCATCTTATCTTCAGCTAATTCTCTTGCTTGCATCAATTTTGCTCTATCAAAATCAGCTTTTGTCTGGTCAGCTTCTCTTTTTCTTTCATTTTCCATTGCTCTTAGGTCAACTTCACGTGATTTTAGCTTCAATAGTGGGTCTGAATCAAATTGTGAAGTAATTTCGTTCTCTTCTTTCATAAATTCTTCAGTCATTTCAGCAATCAACACCGCTTTTCTTGATTCAACTTGGTTTGTAAGCATTTGTAACTGTTGTTGAACCTGTGGATCCATTGCAGCCATCTGTTGCATCTGCTGCATTTGCATTAACTGCTCTCTGAACTCCATTTGAACTTGTTCTTGAGCCATAATTGAAATGTGCTCTAGTATATTTTTTTGTATTGCAGCCATAACAGGTGGATTATTTCTTACCATGTTAGTAGACATAAAATTTAAGTGAGCTGTAATATGTGCTCTATGGTCTTGACCTGGAAAAGCTTGAAAAGGTTTACCAGCCATTGCATCAATGTGCTCTAAACTTGGATCTTTTGGTGCAGTTGGTGGAGGTGGAGGTAGAACTGCATCTACATCTTTAACACCAATTGCATTATACATATTTCTATAGATTTGATACATGTTGTGCATCTGTGGATTTGACGTTGCAATTTGTAATTGCGTTTGTGCAAGTGTAATTCTTTGAGACATTGAAAATATATTAGGGTCTGCTACTGGCACTACATCTACTCTATCATCAAAATCAGTCTGTTTAATATTTCTTGCACCACCTACAACATCATAAGGATATTCTGGTGGTAGATATTGTGAAACTATTTTAGATAATAATTTAAATTCATTCTTCATTGCTGCATAACATCTTTTGTGTATTGCAGACATAACACGAGAACCACGTTCAAGAAGTGCAACTGTAGTTCCTACTGCAGCACCTTGGTTACCATCACCCACTTGCATATCAGCAATAGCCGCGAACCTTTGACCAGCTTGTACAACAACTCCTAGTAATTGTAACAATGTTGGACTTGGTTCTTTGTATGGTAATGGAAAGAACGCATCTCTTAAATTTCCACCTGGTGCATCTACATCTTTAAATTCACCTGGTTGTATTGGTGACGCTTCATCTCTAACTCTAACCCCACGTTGTTTAAATCCTGCAGGTAAGTTAGCTAGAGTTCCAGCATCTAATAATTGACGGAGAGCAGCCGTTGCCGTTCTGCTCAATCCGCCAATCATGTGAATGAGTCCAAAGCCATAAAATCCTAGTCCTGGCAGAAATTTGAAGTGGACAAAATATTGGATTTTATTTTTCTTTAGATCATCGGGCGCATAGTTTCGTCTAATAGACAAAACTTCTCTACTACCTTCTTCGACTGTAACGATGTAAGGTAATTTTATTCCTGTTGGTTCACCATCTGCTCCAACATCTTCGAAACCTTCTAAGTCTAAATTAACGTGGCACTCTAACAAAGTATATACAGGTTCGTTCTTTCCTGTCTTCTTAGTTCCTTCTAGCTCACGTTCTTTTTTAGTTAATTCTCCATTAGTCTCTGTACCGGGAGGACTTAGTTCTACATCTCTATAGAATCCAGATACTTGTTGTTTTCTTAATTCATTCTCTGAAATTTTCACGGTATGAATAACTGCTTCCGCATCGTCTAATGAGGTAGCTGTGTACGGAACAATTAATTCATCCGCTGGTACAAACTTCGATACCACTCTTCCAAGTGGTACGTCGTAGTAAACTTTTTTAAATGTAGATCCAGCTAGTGGTAAATGAAATAACATAGAATCAAATTCTGATTCATATTCTTTCATTGTGTCCATGATTAAATAATTCATGTAATCTTTAACACGTTGAGACTGTTGCTCTGTTTGTGGATTCTTAATTCCTATAACTTGTGTTCTAACCGGTCCATCACTTGGTAATAATTCTTTATACGCTTGAGCTTGGAACTGAGTTACTGCTTCTGCAAGAACTGGGTGTGTTGCACCTGAAGCTCCTTGAAACGGTTCAGTTCTGTTTTCGTATTTGAAACCTAGTAAATCTAATCCTGTTGTGTAAGCGCTCTCCCATTCTTTTCTAGATGATTTGTAGTCCATATAATTTTGAACCATTTCATTTCCAATTGGATCTAAAATATCATCAGGTAAAATATCAGCTAAGTTATCAAAGTGTGATTCTGTTCCAGGTACATTTATTGATCCTGGTTCAAAGTCTAATGTAACTCCACCGTCTTCTTCTGGGATAACCTCTACAGGTCCTTTTTCAATATCTTCTTCCTGAACACTAACTTCTTCTGCCATCTCTTCTTCTGAAGGGATGTCAATTTTAGTTCTTGTGTTAGGGAGTCCTTTGTCTATATCTGCCATTTATTACTCCTATGTATTCTTAACACGATTAAATAAATAAGACAAGCCCTGTGAATCAGGGTTCATGGATCTTGTCATTGCACCTGATCTATCGCCTGCTTCTTTAGCAATACCACCACCTGCAAACTTTTCTGATGCACCTCTAAAACTAGGGAGCTTCATTAACTGTTCAAACTCTATTGGTTTTTCTACTTCTCGTCTGTAGAAATCATCTTGATATACTTGATCATCTGCTAATGCACCTTCTTTTCTCATATAATCTTCAAACTGTTCTTTTGTAAAACCATAATCTGGCTTAAAATTTTGATAAGTAAGAGGAGTCAAATCTATTTTGATATCTTGTTTTGCAGTCATAGGTCCTACTCTTCTTCCTGGAGGTTGTGCAAATTTATTAGTTAGAGGCGTAACGTTTGGAGCGTCTGGTGCATCTAAAAATTTTGGTTTTGCTTTAAAAGCTCCTTCTGATTCATCTAATGCTGATTGATAGTCAAAAGCTCCTGTATCAGGGGTGCTTTCAATTTTTTTCTTTAAATCTTCTCGCATCTTAAAATATTTTTCTGAACCAGGCATACTTTTTGCAACTAAAGAAGATGGAAAGCTTAAATCTAATTTTCTATATTTATCATAATCTAAAATATTTTGAGCATACTCTTTAGCAGCTGGTGATAGTTGAGTATTTGATTCTAATAAATTTTTTGCTCTTGCTGCATCTGCATCTAAATTTAAAACAGAACCAAATAAACTTTCGGCTGCTGCAACATTTAAAGGTTTACCTTTTCTTAAAACATCATCAGCAACTAAACCTGTTTCAAAAGCAGCTGCACCATATAGAGCAGGTTTACCTATTAAGTTTTCCATTTTAAATAATTCTTTAGGACTTAAATTTTGTTTTAAAAAATTAGCTGAACCTGCAAGTATTCTTTTTATTAAACTTGTTTTTGCATTCTGTTGAGTTCCAATACCTTTTGTAAGTTCTTCACTCATATAGTTTCTTGCTTTTGTTTTACAAAAAGCAGAAGAGCCTACAGTCTTCAATCCTATACGACCTCCGTTTGCAACTGCTTGTGCACAATCCTCATCTATTTGTGCAGAAAGTTTTAATAAAAGATTGTCTATGGCTTCTGTTGTTTCTATATTTCTTAATCTAACAGCAGGGCTTTTTAATTTTGTTTCTACAAATGTTTTTTCTTTTTGTGATAATGGTCCTAATATTTCTTTTTCAGGATTAAGAGCATCCATAAAAATTTGAGTTCTATCTGTTATAGGAAATTTTTTTCCAGCAGCCACTTGCTCACCAATTTCTAATTGTTGATCAATAATAGCTTTGGTTAGTTTTTCACCCCTTAAACCTTTTAATTGACCATAAGCTTGATTCATGATTTTATTTTTTAAACCTTTTATGGGAATTGAATCTAAAGTTGAAAGAGTGTTATTTAATTTACTAGTTCCTACTTTTAAACTATCGAACGGATTTCCTGCAACACCATCTGGACCATGCAATATTTCCAAAACTTGTTTTTTATCAGGACTCCATCCATATCCGTCTATCTGTATTTTAGTTATTAGCTCACTAAACAACATTTGTTCTCCTTTTTTAAAAGGAGAATCAACCATAGTGTCTAATAATGCATTTCTGGTTTTTACAGCATCAAACACTTTAGGAAAAAATTGTTCACCATCAGCTCTAATTGAAATAGAATTATTATATTTACCATTTACAGAAAAAGTTTGTTTATCACCTTTTGAAAAAGAAACAGTATTATAATCTAATTTTTTTAAACCAGGTGACCAAGTAATTGGTTTTCCATTTTTATCAAAAAATTTTACTAAACCTTTTCCTTTGTTTGCATCCCAATTTCTAAATGCAAAATCCATTGTTCTATAAACTGGAGAAAAACTAAAATTACCTTTCATTCCAGATAATCTAGGCATTCCTTTTTTAGCCTTAGTTGCGTAGTCTATGGCATCTTTAAAATTCATGTCTTCAATATCATTTCTAATATTAGACATATAGTTTAATACTTCAGCGTTTTTTTTATAAAATTTATTATTTTTTAAAAGGTTTTTTAATCCATCGCCCGCACCTTCACCTACTTCGTTTATTATATATTTACGCCAATTAGCTTTAGCATTTGCATCTTTTGATTTAAAAGTAATTTCAGGAAGAGGTTCATCACTTATTAACATTTGTTCTATAACTCTGTTAACTTTTTCTTCCGGAAGTATTATTTTATCAAAAAGATTTTTTATTTCTTTGTTTTCACTAGGTCTTATTACAGATCTTGATTCTCCTTTTGGTTTTATTTTTTTTTCTTTAAAATATAAATCAGAAATTTCTTTTTGTGAGTAGATTTTATTTTCTAAATTAGTACGATCTATAATTTTTTCTAATGCATCTAAATCTAATTCAGTTTTTTTAAAAGTATCTGCTGTAATTTTTCCTTTTCTTACGTAAGATACTTTCCAATTATTTTTTGGATTGGCTCTCCATTTTTTATACCCACCTTGTTTTTTAATTTCATCTGCATATCTAGTTTTTAATAATTTTGTTTGATCCTCTGTTAAAGGTTTATAATCTGAACCACCAATGTTACCTTTAGAAGTTTTAACTCTAGCATACCCTGGCCGTGATCCATCAGCACTGGGCTTGACCAACATACCGCCATCATTGAACATGGGTCGTGATTCAAGGACCGTGGCGCTTGGGCCATCGTCATCGTATACTGCGCTTAGATCTTGTATTCTTTTAAAGAGATCCATTTACTCTCCTAACATTCGAGCGATACCACCTGATGCTTTTTTAAGTGTCATAGAATCGGGATCACCTACCTCTTCTAAAATTTCATCTATACTATCTAAACCATCTTCAGCATCAGTTAGTTTACCATCACTATCAGGTCTTACTGTAAACTCTTCATACTCAGAAGGAGGTTTTTTACCTTTAGTTAATTCATCTGCTTGACCTGGTTTATAAACTATATACTCATCAGATATTATTCCGTCTTGATCATAAAACACACCTTCGTTTCTTTTTTTAATTACAATATCTCCTGTTGCAACATCTTCAGTCATTTCAAAATCTTTATATCTCTTAACAATCTCTCTGTCTTTAGTTGCAGCTTTTTTTGTTACATCGTCACCCATAAATTTAATTTTTTCTACAAGTTTAAAAAAATAAGGTGGGGGATAATTTCCTGCAGTTCCTTTAACAACTTCTTTTGCAACTTGTTTAGCTGGTTCTTTACCGGCAAATTTTAAGATACCTGTTTTAGCTGCACCAATACCTGCACCTAGTCCTGCTAACATTTTTAAAAATCCTCTACGACCCATGCCACCACCTGCGTAAGCAGATCTCATTATTCCACCGTCAGCTTGTTTAGTTCTAGTTACATTTTTCATAGTGTCTAAAATCTCATCAGTGCCTTTACCTTTTTCCATCATCTTAAATACTTCATCAATGGTTGCTAGCACTTCTGCTTTTCTTTGCATGTTATCATCAATTAGAATTTTATCTAACAGGTCATCAGTGATGCCTGGGTATTTTCTTTTTAATCTAAATCGTTCTGCAAGTTTGGGTGCACCCAAGTCTTCTAAATTTTTTAGGTTATCTTCATAAATATCAGAATCAGTTTTGTTAAATCTTTCCTTTGCTTTTTTAAACATATCACGCTCTAGCGACTTTGGAGGGATAGGTGCTTTGTCAGCAGTTGTAATTGATTTCTTACCGAATTTGTCTTTTACTAAATTTAATAAAGCTTGAACACCTTTTTTACCTGCACCTAATTTGTAGCCTATACGTCCACCCATTGCTTTATCTTCTCGCATTTTATTTTTTAATGATTCTATTCTATCTATAAGTGGTTTTGCTCTGTCTCTAAAACCAGGAGTATTAGGATTTAAATTACCTAACTTCGTTTCTGTTCTTATAATTTCTTTTTGAATATCTGACATATTTTTTGTGTCGTAGTCTTCTAAACCATAGACGTCTTCTCTGTTTTTTCTATCAAGAATTTTTTGTACTGAATCTTTGTTTTGTTTTTCTAATCTTTCTTTAATGATACGTTCATCATCTTCTCTCAATAAATCATCTGCCATTTTTTCGTCTACTGGAGTGTTTTCAATTTCATCAAGTCTTTCATCTGTAAAACCATATTTCTTCTTCATTTCATTTCTTACTCTTTCACGATCCGAAGTTCCAGGAACCGCTTTACCACCCATAATATCTGAGCCTCTTGGTATTTGTTTTCCTTCCATGTCAAATACTTTTCCTGGTTCTATAGTTCTAATTCCTGAAACATCTATGTTTCTTATTCTTTGTGCTTCAGCAGCTTTTATTTGATTAATAATATTTTTTAATTGTGTTTCATTGGTAATGGCTCTTGGATCAATGCCATTACGCATAAGCAAGTCTTCCATCATTGCTGCTTGGAAATCTACTTTTTTAGGATCAGATAATGTAATCATGATGCCATCGTCAGAACGACCGGCTATCATTTTAGATATAAGGTTTCTGATAACTTTGCTTGTCATTAATAATAATTCCTTTTACGTTGCTCTTGTGGTTCATCCACATAATCTTCAGGGTGTTGTAATATTCCTCCCTGTCTAAATCGCATGATCGCTTGAGTCGTAGAGTCGACTAGATCGTCATGATCTCCGTAAGGAAACGCAGCACACTCTTCAATGACTTCGTCTGCGAATTTCTGCTCAGGAGCCCATATCATACCAGATTCAAACAAAGGTGCAACAGCATTTACACGAGAATGTTTATCGTTTCCTTTTGATGGTGTAAAGTTTACAACTGGTATATCCATCTGTCTAAGCTCGTATGTAAGTGGTAAACCTGATGCTTTTGCTTCAACTATAACCGATTCTGGTTGCCAGTATTTATATTGTTCTAATGCAAGTCTTCGTAGTTCAGGGAACTCGTACCTACCTTTTATAGAATCAAGGAGCATAAGATTGGCTCCTGAATCTTGGTCCGGGTAAAATACACCCCAAGTAGTAATCGCTGAGTAATCTGCAGTTTCTTTTTTTAAAAATGCAGTATCATAACTTTGTATGACATGATGTAATTCTGGTATCCAATCTTTGTCCCAAGTCCTCCACCACTCACGTTTTATAATTGCACCTTCATCACTTGTTGGATTTTGCATCCACTGTGCATTCCATTTGCCCGTGGGCAATGTTGCTTGTACTTTTTCTAACTCATCTAACTTCCAATACTCTGGCCAAACAGGTGCAGCTTTCTTTGTTCCGTGGTCCATGATTGCCGGAAACTCGACCACGTGCCACTGATCAGCTTTAGCTTCTTTTTGGTTACCAACTAATTTTCCTGTCAAATCTTTATTAGACCATCTCGTCATAACTAAAACAATTTTACCACCAGGTTGTAAACGTTGCCTAGGTCCTGATGTGTACCATTCGTAAGCAGACTCCATGGCCGTTGGGCTCATTGCATCTTGCTCAGAATGTGGATCATCGATAATTAATAAGTCAGCACCCCGTCCGGTTATTGCACCGCCGACACCAGCTGCAAAATACTCACCACCTTGTGCTGTTTCCCACCTACCAGCGGCTTGCGAATC